TAACGAATTCTAATCTAACTAAACAAGGAAACAACCAAATGAAAAGCTATACCCTCGCAATTAACGCCCCGCATGGTTTGCAAGTTATCAAAGGTTTGCCGCTTATGACGCTTACAGAGGCTCAACATTGGCAATCGGTTGCAGCTATGGCAAAACGTGATGTCCTTGTCGTCAACACAAAGGCTGAATGATCATGGCGCAATATACCGCTACAGTAGAGCAAGAGTCCTACTCATTAGGCTTTATCAAATGGATTGAAGCCAAACGGTTGGACAAGATCAATCGAGAGATTGTCAAAACAGGCAAAACTTGGCAAGGTTTAGAGTTACCTAAGAAAATTAAGCAGGGACACTACTATTCTGCTTATTATGATGGTTGGCGTATCACAATCCACAGGGGGTCCTAATCATGGCAAAAGCAAAAGAATGCAACGGATATCCAAGCTGGAATCAATGGAACGTGTCCCTTTGGATCAACAACGATGAAGGCCTGTATAACTGGGCATGTGATCTAACCCGGAAATATGGGGTCAGGAAAGCTGCTGCACACATGGCCAGAGAGCTTGACGGTATCAGGACACCAGACGGTGCACGGTATAATGTAACCTCAATCCTTGGCGCAATCAGAGGTATCCTAGAATGATTATTGGACAGAGAGTTTGGTTTTATCATTATTCCACAATAAAGCATGGTTGGATTGCTAGGTTTTCCCCATGCAAGTCTATCGTGTATCTGACAGATGGACGCTGGCTACACACTGAATCAGTCAACCCTTATAAATAAAGGTTAAAGCAATGAAAAAAGCACTGGCCTATCTTGGCAATGTAACTGTCGCAATCCTTGTCGTTTATACCCTAGCAAACCATGGTATCTTGGAAGTGTGGATTGATCAAAGCGGCATAGGTTTGCAGATTAACTCTGTAGCCGTTGGCAACTATAACATGGAATATAACAATGCATCCCAAGATTGAACCCCAATGGGCCGTCCTTCCCCTTATCAAGCCCTATGACGGCGATATGCGACGTAATCTTGAACCCTATGTTCTAGCAGGCGGTTTTAGTATGTCTGATTATAGCATTGCAGTATGGGCTAAACGTATCTTAGAAAAGCGCGGCATTGCTTGTTATGTCGATATGTTGGGGGCGTGATCAAATGACTAATAATTTGGAATATGGCGTTGAGTATTATCCTAACAATGATGAGGGTGAACAATGGGGGGAGCTAACAGAGAGCGAGTTCATCTGTCTTATCAATGATCATAAGGCAAAGGGGCTTGATCCTGTCTTGGAATATGAGCTGTTCACTATCTATGACAATGGGCGTGACGGATGTAGACTGACTATCCGTGACGAATATGGGCTGTTTTATGGGTAGTGCATACAAGGCTCCCTAGGACGCACCTAGCATATAACAGCACCTACCCTAGCCATACCTGTCAGACCCTATCCAGCCGCGCCTATAGCGGCGCTCTGCCCTATCCTATGAGGTGTAGCTTAGCTATTCTTTACAGGATAGGGTATGTCTTTATTTGTCATATTACTTAACATGTTAACTAACTATATCAATCCGTTATGTTATAGTATAACATTGTAATGTGATGGATATTGTGGGCGTTATGGTGTGATGGATATATCGGTATCGGTTTGCCGAATCACTATCCTGTGTCAAGAATTTATCTGTCAACATAAATCTTTATTTATTATCAAGTATTTATCAATCCGTGACATATCAACAACACATGTGATGGATTGATTCGTGATGGATAACCGTGATATATTTGTCACACAAGTAATAAATGTTCGTGGGACCCTTGGAATTATATAGTGTGGTATTTGGGTGACGGAGTTGACCACTCAGAATCCAAAACAAAAATTTTCGTTGAGGGGAGGGGTAAATGTTAAGTTATTGATACTAAAAGACTTCTTCCTTACGTGATGGATCAAAACGTGATGAAACAGCTTCCCAGTAACTACAAAAAAAAATAAATTTCATAGAGAGACTTGACTTTTCCGACTACCAACACCATATTACTTAAAGGTCCTCCCGCCGAGTATATCCCGTAAAGGATATTAATTATCTACTAAGAATACTATTACTTAAAGTATATGATTAGCTATAAGTATAGATACTTAAAGTAGCTGTTAAGATTCTACTACAAAGATGTTTTCATAAAGGTCTTGACATACCGATACGGACTACCTATGTAGGACATACATAAGGTAACATCATTGGTAAAGGATAGACTATGAAGACTGAACAAGAGGACTACAAAGGATTTACTCATAAAGAACTTGATAGTAAGTTTAGCTATGACCCTAACAGTGGTAAGATTTACAACAAGAAATCTGGTAAGTTGATGGACTCTACTCGACAAGGTAGTTTGTATATTGGTATCCGTAGAGGAACTGAAGTCATTACTCTATCTTCTGCTAGGGTAGCTCTTATCCTTGAAAAGAACCTGTTCCTTAAGCAAGGAGAGACTATCAGGTTCAAGGATGGGGACAATCTTAACTTGAAGATTGATAACATTCTTGTTATTGAGGTTGGTCAGAACAACACTGGTAAGACGTTTGTAGAAGAACCCTACTCTGTAGCTACAGCAACCAAAGGGGTATTTCAAATTATGCCTAAAGGTTTCTTTGTAGCTAGACGAGGACCAACGCAGGCTGTCTATAGAACTAACTCCTATGAGGAAGCTGTTAAGATTCGTAAAGAATGGGAAAAGGATAAAACTATACATCATTGGGACCATACGACTGATATGTCTTACATTACTGGCAGTAAATGATCACACTTGACACATAAACCGCAATTGTGTGTCAGATATGACAAGTTCTGTCAAGAATTAGGTAAATAAACCATATTTTGATTGTTTTTGTTGTTTATTGCTGTTTTTGTTGTTATCTTGCCAATTTATTGGCTTGAACAACGAATTTGTGATAGTTTTTGTTGTTTATTGAACAATTGTGATGAACATTTGTCACAAGACTTGACTTTTCCGACTACCAACATTATATAGTATAGGACAAAGGCAAAAGAACCGATCTTCCCCACAAATTTCATGTATCATGGAAGTGTATCTGGTTTGAGCCTTTGTTCACTACTGTTTTACATACTTGATGATAAGACCCCTCGGGCGCTTCAGAAATGATAGTCAAGTTAACAAGACTCTTTACGTCCAAGACTGCGTAGCGGTCGATCAATATGTCTTCCTTGACAGGGCGCACCCCTAAGAGTTACTTAAATAACGGCTCTGCTCATGTCATCCGTGTTAAATACCAGAATGGTGGTATTCCCCAACACCCAAAGACTGCGTAGCGGTCGATTAATATACCTGAAAAGGTAGGGTGTAAAATAGGCCCTTAGCCTTATGACCGTTGGTCCCTGTTATGGTCTAGTCACCATAATACACCACGGTCTTCATTATTCAAATATAGCCTACTAACAATAAAGCTGAAATATCGCTTGTAGTCTATATGTCCCCGAGGTTTGTAGTTATCCTTGTCCCCTTCCGAGGGCTGACTAGAAACTACTTTATTTTGCGTTAAGGTCCAGACAACAAATCTGTAAAGACCGCAAACAGATTGGGTTCGCTCCAATCAAGATAACACTCTTGAAGCATTGCTGGTGATGCTACAGACCGATAAGCTGTAGAATCTTGTTCGAATCAAGACAGAGTGTTCTTATTTGCTCTTAAAGCATTGATGGTGATGCACTGGATTTGTAACCCAGAGAACTCCGTTCAAGTCTGAGTAAGAGCACCAAGAAATTCTCTTATGGTGCCGTGGAAAAGTTAAATGTGGATGAAACCATTACCGGGGACGCGCAGCCATAAGAGGAGTTTAACTCGTTAAATACCTAAAACGGATTTATATCCGTGTAAGCTATCCTAAGAGGAAGTATCCTCCAGCTTACTAATGAATTTCCCCAAAGAAGATTATTGTTACAATACCTCGGACAAAAGCCGATATTGTATGAGGTTCTATAACATCATGGCTGAAGCTCTTAAGCACAACTTGAAAGTTGCTACACATATCCGTAAAGCAATCTCTGCTGGTGTAGCTATGAAAGTCATCTTGGATGACATCCAGAAATACAATGGTGCTCCTACATCTATGAACGGTATGTATAAGACCTACCGTAATGACATTGCAGAAGCACGAGCCAACCTCCATGAAGAAATGGGTATGGTTGTTGTTAATGCCGCCAAGGGTGGCGATTGGAAAGCTGCTGAACTAGTGCTTCGTTCTAAAGCAGGTTGGTCCCCTACACAAACTATTGTTGAAGCAACCCCTGAAGATGAAGCTGGTGATACATCAGCTATTGATGATCTTCTGGCATTGCTTGGTAAATCCAGTAAAAAGCCACAAGAAGAAGGTTAACATGAGTAAGAATGGATTACAATTACACGCTGACGACCTCCGGGCAAGTGGCGAAGATATTGTATCCTTGATTTCTCAGCTTGATCCTAAGAAAGCTGAAACACTCATCTATAACTGGCATTTCTGGGCAAGAGAAAATCAACTTCCACCAGAAGGTACTTGGAATACTTGGTTTATCAATGCTGGTCGTGGTTTTGGTAAAACAAGGGCTGGTGTTGAGTGGGTTAGAACCAAAGTAAAGCAAGGTGCAAAACGTATTGCTGCCATTGCTGCTACTAACTCTGACATTGAACGTGTTATGATCAATGGTGAGTCTGGTTTCCTTGCTCGTTGTTGGTCTGGTGACAAGACAGATAAGGGTGTGAAGATGGGGTTGCCTTTGTGGTCCCCAACCAAAAGAACCCTTACTTGGGAGAATGGCGCTCAAGTCCAGTTCTTCTCTGCCGAAGAGCCTGAACGTCTCCGTGGCCCTCAGTTTGAATGTGCTTGGGGTGATGAGCTTGCAGCTTGGAATAGGGACCGCGATACTTGGGACATGCTCCAATTCTGTCTGCGTCTAGGTAAACACCCTCAAGTCTGTGTAACTACTACGCCTAAGCCTACTAAGCTTGTTCGTGACATCCTAAAAAACAAAAACACAGTTATCACTTATGGTTCTACCTTTGATAACTCGGCTAACCTTGCGGCACCTTACCTACAGACTGTTAAAGATCAGTATGAGGGGACACGCCTAGGTCGCCAAGAACTTTACGCTGAAATTATGGATGAAGCTTCTGGTGCCTTGTGGACCAGAGAAATTCTCTCCAAGTGTGAAGTTGATGTTAAAGACACAGTGGATTATGCTAAGACCCTAATGAGGGTTGTTGTTGCTATTGACCCTGCTGTCTCTGCTAATGCTGAGTCTGACATGACTGGTATTATTGTTGCTGGCATTGATGTGAATGGTATTTGCACAATCCTCGAAGATCATACAGACCGATATTCACCTGAAGGTTGGGCTACAAAAGCTGTAGAACTCTATGAAAAGTTCTCTGCTGATCGTATTGTAGCCGAAAAGAACCAAGGCGGGGAAATGGTCCGTCATACCCTACAAACAATCAATGATACCGTTCCTATCAGACTTGTCCATGCTTCTCGTGGTAAGTATGCTAGGGCAGAACCTGTTTCTGCACTCTATGAACGCAGCAAAGTCAAACACGCTCGTGGACTTGATGCACTAGAGGATCAGATGGTTCAATGGGAGCCACTAGGTTCTATCGGTTCTCCTGACAGACTTGATGCTCTTGTCTGGGCTATTACTGACCTCGCCCTTAAGGGGGTAGCTAAACCAACACTTAATCTAGCCTATTCAGATTCGAAAGGCTTATTGACAACAAGAGAATAGAAAATGGCAGATATTTACCACAAAAAGGGTGATACCCTTAGCTATTCTTGTTCTTGGAAAGATTCTGCTGGAACAGCTATTAACTTGACTGGTTATACTATTAAAAGTCAGGTTCGTGCAGTAGGGTTTGTTGGTGATCTTACTGCGACTGTTACTAATGCTGCTAATGGACTATTCACCTTGTCTGCTACAGCAACTCAGACAGCTGCATGGCCTATCACTGATGGTGCAGCCAGTCAAGTTTTCTGTGATATTCAATTCACTATTGGATCTGTTGTTGTTTCTTCAGAAACTTTCCAGATTATTGTTATTCAGGATATTACCCAATGACAGTAAGCATTATCTCTCAAGGCAACACTGTTAATATCCAAGACACTAACAACTCTGTATCTGTAGTTGCAGATAAACAACAACTTGAAATTAACCTCACAAGTTTTGATAACAGTGCATTGGCCGCTACCTATGCTGCGGAAGCAAGTGCAAGTGCTACAGAAGCATCTTTGTATGATGGGCCTAAAGTAGATACTTTTGCAGAATTGTCTTCAGTAACACCAGCAATGTTGGGTATTGGTGAGTATATTCGTGTTGTCAGCACAAATGCAGTCTACCAGCGTGTAAGTTCTGGTGGTGATCTTGATTACAGCGGATTTTCTGGTGTAAGGCTTAATGTTGTCCCCCTTCAAAATACAATTACTACACAACAGTTTGGGATTCTTGGCGATGGGACAGATGAAACTGCCAAGTTTAAGAAATTTGCGTCAGCTATAAAGAACGGTATTCGAGGGGTAATTAGCAACATCTCTGGGAGCCACATCCTAGTTACCTCAGCAATTGTTTTTAATGCAGCAATAGGTGCTGTTTTAGAAGGAAATGCAGTAACTATTAAATATGATGATGCTACTGCTTCTACATCAGGATCAGTTGTGGCTATGAAGTTTGTAGATTGGACACTATGTCAAGTTTCAAAAGTGAATCTTGATATGGTGAACCAAGCCAGTCAACAAACCGGAATATCCTTAAATGGATCATCCTACTTTACAAAAATATCAAACTGTAAAGTAAATAATGCTCGTTGGGTTGGCATATCTATTGCCGATGAGACGGCTGCTGGGTCTTCAATTGAATTCTGTGAGATTTCTTATTGCAGGTTTGGTGCTTATCTTGGAGGAAAGAATTCTCAGATAAAGCAGTGCGAAATCTTTTCGGATTGGGCCAATACGGCTGAAGGTATTGCAAATGGCGGCGTATGGAGCGCTCCATCTCTGTATTATGATGGCATCATTGTTCCAGAAGTGTCTGGAGTTCAGGTTGTTGAGAACCACATTTGGGGATGTGGGCAATCTGGCATTTATGCTGAGGCTATGACGGATAGCTTTATTACAGGCAACCGTATTCATAATAACTATAACAAGGGTATCGATATTGGACCCTCAACTGGTCGGGCCTTACGAGTAATCGTTTCTGATAACAATGTCACCTACAATGTTACTGGAAATATTCACTTTTACAACTGTGATCAGTCTTTGATTTCTGGGAATGTGTTGCAAAGCTCAGGCTTGGCAAATGGCTTTGGTGTTGGATTAAACGGCAGTAGTCAGAAAAACCTGATACAAGGAAACATTATTAACATAACTGATGCGTTTAGTATCTTTGTTAATAATGCAACTGGTGCAACAAATAATCAAGTTACCAATGATAATAAAATCATAGGCACTGGGTCTGTAAGTGTAGATAAAACCAGCAACGAATTTTTCTCACGCCTCTACCCTGTGACGTGGCTCGGAGAACAGACCATCAACATCACTGGTCAAGGTTTTACTGGTGCATCGTCGCGCCGAGTTATGACATTGGCAGTTGAAGCCAATGATGGTGTTGCCCCTAATACTTATGCACAAATCGTTAGCAACCTTCCTGTGAGATTTACAGACAGTTCAGGAAACCCTCATGCTGGATTTTTTGGGTCTTTACAAGGCACATCGGTAACAGTCACTACTAGCCTGTATATCTCTCCAAGTTCTTGGTTACAACTTCCTACAGCTTCCCAGACTGTTGAAGGACGTGTTTGGTATGACTCAACGCTGAAGTTATTGCGTATGTGGGATGGAACACGCGGTATTAAACTCTCTGAAAATGTTGAGGTTGGCAATTCTTCCGCAACGCCCTCCGCCGCTTCTGATAGACGTGGGAAGCTGTTCCTACTAGATAATGGTGCGGGTGTATCCGACTCATTACAAGTGTGCATTAAAGATTCGTCTGGGGCATACTTGTGGAAAACGGTCTCTTTAACATAATATTCACAGGTTTTTGAGATTTATCAGTAATCCTACAGATGAACTTCCCTAAAAGAAAGTTACTAAAAATGAATAATCTTTCTGAAGGAAAGGCTAAAATTGAACTTGGCGTCAGTGGGACTAATACTTACACTGGAAACATTCGTGCAGATGAGTTTCTTACTGATCTTCGTGGTATCAAGGCTATCCAAAAATACCGTGAAATGAGAGATAACAACGCTACTATTGGTGCAGTAATGTATGCAGTAGAGCAAACTCTGCGCGATGTTGAAATTAAAGTTGTTCCTGCTGACGATAGTGAAGCTGCTAAGGCTGAAGTTGATTTTGTGAAGACTGTCCTTGATGATATGGACCATAGCCTAGACGACCATATTTCTGAGGCCCTTTCTTTCCTGACTTACGGTTTCGCTTGGTTTGAGGTTGTTTATAAAGTTCGTGGCGGAGATGCTCGTTCACCTAAGAAGAACAGCAAATACTCTGATGGCCGCATTGGTATTAAGAAACTGTCTGTTCGTGCGCCTTGGACTGTTCAACGGTTTGAAGTAGATAAAGATACTGGTGATGTGCTTGGCCTTCATCAACTCGTTACTTGGGGCAAAGCTCCGGTAATGATTCCTGTTGAAAAGAGTGTCTACTATCGCACTACAAGCCTAAACAATGATCCTTCTGGACGCTCTGTTCTTCGTAATGCTTTTGTAGCTTATACCTATCTTAATCGTATTCAAGGTTATGAGGCTGTAGCTATTGAGCGTGAACTTCATGGTGTTCCTATTGGGCGTATGCCTGCTGAATACCTTTCAGGTGATGCCACAGAAGACCAACAAGCACTTAAAGGTCAGTTTGAACGTATTCTGCGTGACTTGAAGAACAACGAACAAGGTTATGCTTTGTTGCCGTCTGATTTGTATACAGACAACGAGGGTAAGCCTACTCAACAACGTCTTATGGACTTGGAACTGATTACTGCTAATGGTTCTCGTTCTATTGACATTGATCCTGTTGTTCGTCGTTACCAGCATGACATTGCTCGTTCCGTGATGGCAGAGTTTATGATGCTTGGTGGTGGTGCTACAGGCTCCTACGCCTTGTCCAAGACTAAGACTGACTTGTTTCTACGCTCTATGGAAAGCTACATCAATGCTATCGTAGATACTTTGAACAAACAGTTGATTGAATCCCTCTGGAAGATCAACGGACTTCCTTGGAACACGATGCCTAAGCTTGTCGCTGGTGATGTGGCTCCGCATGATTTGAAAGAGCTTGCTTCCTTTATCCGTAACCTTAATGGTGCAGATATTTCGCTGGCCGATCAGCCTAATGTTGTTGAAGAACTTATGCACGTTGCAGAACTTCCTTTTGACAAGGCTGAGTATCAAAAAATCCTAGATGACAAGAAGGCTAAAGAGGCAGCACAAGCACAACTTGATGCACAAATTGCCTTGCAGCCTTCTTTGGCAACCCCTACACCAAAGGTTAAATAAAATGGCTGCTACTTCTGTAGACCTTTCATCGGGTCTTGTCAAGGACTGGGTTCCAGTCACCCCTAACAATTCTACTGACAATATGGGTATCAGTTCTGAAAACCAAGTTGTTGGCTTCTATGTGACTGTTGGTGGTGCTGTTGTCTTTACGGTAGATGGAACTGATCGGACTGTGACTTTCCCATCTAACTTCTATGTCCCTTGCTCTAATGTAACTCGAATTAAGTCTACTGGCACCACTGCTACTGGCATCCATTCGCTAGTTATTTAAGGATTTACTATAATGCCCTCTATGTCGATTTCAATGTCCCTTAGAGGGCAATTAGTATCAAGCACTAAATTCTCCCCACTTTCTTTGTTTACTGGAAGTGTTGTTGGGGTCTGGTATGATCCAAATGATATTACAACGCTGTTTCAAGACACTGCCGGAACTACTCCCATCACTGCCACAGGTCAGTCTGTAGCTTTGATGCTAGATAAGTCTGGCAATGCTAAGCACGCTAGCCAATCAACTGCTGGCTCTCGTCCAATCTATGGGATTATACCTTATGGTGGACTTAGGAACATCCTTGTTTCGACAGATGCTTTAGCTACACAAACTGTAGTTGTTGGTGCTGTTGCTCAAACACTGTCTTTCACTGGGACAGGTAGTGTTGTTCTTTCTGGGGCATATATTGGGACGCTTACGGGGACTGGTGCCTCTAACCAAGTAAGTCTTACCTTTACTCCTACCGCTGGAAACTTGACCCTTACAGTTACAGGTAGTGTCACTTTTGCACAACTTGAAAAAGGCAGTGTAGTAACTGCATATCAAAAGTCAACTACAAAATACAACGTGACAGAGGTTGGTAAATCTTCTGTAGGTGTTTTGTGGGCAGATGGTAGCGATGATGGCATGGTCACATCAAGCATTGATTTTAGCACGACAGATAAAATTACTATATGGGCTGGTATTGAAAAGTTAAGTGATGCTGCCCAAGGGTTGTTGATTGAATTGACCGCTAATGCAGGAACAACCCCTAATGCGTTCTCTTTGCAAGCCCCCGGTCCAAGCGTTTCTTTTAGATTTTTATCCCAAGGAAGTGCAACTGGTTCAGGCATAGTTGATGCCACAGGATTTACTGCCCCAACAGCAAGAATTGTCACAGGACTTGGGGATATTTCTGGGGACAGGTCAACACTTCAAGTTAATGGAACTCAAGTTGCACAGACAACTGCCGATCAAGGCTCTGGCAATTACAGTAATAGTATCCTTTATCTTTTCAGACGGGGTGGAACAACACTACCTTTTAACGGAATTTTTTCTGGTTTGATTATCCGTGGCGCTGCTTCAACTACCCAAGAGATTTATGACGGTAACACTTATTTGAATAATATTCTAGGGGCTTACTGATGTCTGCTTGGGAAAAACTACATTATGAAAATAATTACTTTGCTATAGCTAAAGGTGAAGTATCGGACAGTAGTGTAGTTTTCATTAGTGGTAAGAACCCTTCTGTTGATGCTGGGACTGTCCCTGAGACTATCTGGAATGTTGGTGGTGTATACCCTTGGTCAGCATGGAATGGTGGCAGTAAAACACTATACATTGCTAGCACAAGCTCTTCTGATACCTATCAAGTTGTTCTTAATGGTCTTGATAATAATTACAACCAGATTAGTGAGATTGTTACCTTAAATGGAACAACTCATGTCCCTTCGGTAAATACTTATTATCGACTAAACAGTGCCATATATCTTGATGGTAGTGCAGCTAATATTGGAATTATTGAAATTCATGTAGATAGTTCTGTAGGCACTGTTGTTGCTCGTATTGATGCTGGGCAGGGTAATACATCGATGTCCATCTACACAGTTCCCGCTGGCTATACTGCTTATAGTGTTTATGGGGATTTTTCTTGTAATAAAGGTGAAAATGCTCAATTGAATGCTCGTTGGAGGTTCTTTGGAACAAGTTTCATTACTGTATATGCTACAGAAATCTACGAACAGTTCATTGTAGCTACTCCACCAGTTCCCGGTGCAATACCTGAAAAGACCGACATTGACAATCAAGTAGCTCTTGTAGCTAACAATGCCTCTAGGGTCTACTCAAACCAACAACTTATCTTGGTGAAAAATAATGCCCTACACAACTAATGCTGATTTGCCAAAGGCAGTTCGAGGTAAACTTTCTGACCACCAGCAAACTGTATTCCGTAATGTCTTTAACTCTATGATGGGTGAGGATGGAATGACTGAAAGTCGTGCATTTGCGGGTGCGTGGTCTAAAGCCAAAGATTCTTCTGTGAAGAAGATGGAAATTCAAGGTCAAATCCTTAAAGCAGATGATTCACAGCGAATGGTCTGGGGTTGGGCTTCTGTCATCTCTGAGAATGGTATTCCTGTTGTGGATACTCAGGGAGACGTAATCAAATCTGATACGCTAATGAAAGCTGCTACTGACTTCATGCTTTCTGCCCGTATCACTAAAGAAATGCACATGGGTGGTAAGGTTGGTGAATTTGTTCATTCCCTTCCCTTGACGAATGAAATCGCTCAAGCCCTTGGCATTACATCGGACAAAGAGGGCTGGATCGTTGCTTGCAAAGTTTATGACAATGCAGTCTGGGATAAAGTCAAGTCTGGTGAACTTAAAGCCTTCTCAATTGGTGGGAAAGCAAAGCGGGAGAAGATCAAATGAATGAACTCCTTGATTTAGAATTAGACGAAGTGTCGTTGGTAGATTCTCCTGCTAATAAGTCGGCAACCGTCGCTCTCTTTAAGCGAGATACAAGTATGGCTAAAGCTAAAAAAGAAACTACCCCAGAGATTGAAGAAGTCGAAAAGGGTGTTTGCATTGAAATCGAGATCAAAACCCCTGAGGAAGAGATCGCTGAAATGCAACTAGAGATGCAACAAGAAGCACAAGATGCTGCCCCTATGGCTAAATCTGCTGAAGAAGTTGCTATTGAAGAAGTCGAAACCCTCAAAGCAGAGGTTGAACGTCTTACTAAGGCTCTTGAAGCTAAGGAAGAAGTTGAGAAAGCTGCTGAGATGGTAGACTTTGGTGGTGAAATGGTTGCTAAATCTGCAATCCCTGCACCTGTCCTTAAAAAACTAGAAGAGTTCCAAAAGGCCCAAGAAGCTGAAGAACTCCGTAAACGTGCTGACGAGGTTCTGCCTAATTTCAAAGGAACGGCTGACCAACGCGGTAAACTGCTGAAGTCTGTTGAAGGCAATGCTGAATTGGAAGAACTGCTTCGTGCTGCGGATGCTGCTTTTGCAGGTCTGTTCATGGAAGTCGGTAAAACTGATGCAGCTAATGACTTGCTTACAGCCGAACAGAAACTTGATACTCTTGTTAAATCGTATCAGGAAGATAAAAAGACAGACTTTTATAAGGCTTATGCCGCTGTCATTAAAACTGCTGAAGGTAAGTCCCTTCTGCTTGAAACCTACAAGAAATAAGGAGCCTTAAAAATGGCATTTACTGAGAACCTCGCATCTCGCACTTACACCTCGGGTTCGGCTATTGCACAATTCACTTTTGTGTCGCTGGCTAGCACGGGTCTGGTTAATAACACTGCTGCTGGTCTGCGCACTGATGGTGTGGCTATGGCTGCTGCCTCGGCTTCGGGTAAGGCTATCCAAGTCGCTTACGATGGTCGTGTGACTGTTCTGGTTGGCGCTGCTGGTAGTGTTGCTCGTGGTGATGCAATCGCTGTGGACGCTGCTGGTAAAGCAATTACCGCTGCTTCGACTAAAGTAATCGTTGGCTATGCTCTTGAAGCTGGCGCTGCTGGTCAGGTCATCACGATTGAACTGAACCGTGGTCAAACCCCCGCTTAATCTGACCTAGTAGAATAATTTAAGGATAAAATAACATGGCACAACTTACTTCTGGTGCAGTCCATATTGACGCCCCGCTTACTAACCTGACCGTTGCTTTCGTTCAGGATGCTACTGGCTTTATTGCTGATAAAGTTTTCCCTCGTGTTCCGGTTGATAAAAAGACCAACAAGTTCTATATCTATAACCGTGCTGACTTTAACCGCTCGGGTCAGGTTCAAGCTCGTGCTCCTCGCACTAAAGCTCCTGTGGTCGGTATGTCGCTGTCGACCGATGCTTACTCGGCAGACGTTTATTCGTTGGCTACGAACTTCGACTTCGAAACCTTGGCTAACGAAGATGCAGCATTGAACATCCGTGCTGCTGGCGCACAAATGTTGACGACCCAACTGCTGATCGACCGTGAAATCAAATGGGCAACCAAATATTTCTCGGCTTCGGTTTGGGGCACTGATTGGGCTGGTGTTTCGGGTTCCCCGTCGACCAACCAAGTTCGTCAATGGTCGGACTACACGAACTCGACCCCGATCAAAGACGTTACCACGTTGATGCAAACTGTGCAACTGAAATCGGGTGGCTTCAAGCCGAACGTGATGGTTGTTGGTAAGCAAGTTCGTGATGTTCTGGTTAACCACCCTGATATTCTGAACCGTCTGAATGGTGGTGCAACTGTTACCAACACTGCTCTGGTTACGGATGCTAAACTGGCTGAAATCTTCGGTGTTGAAGAGTTCTTGGTCATGGAGACCGTGAAGAACACTGCGGCTGAAGGTCTGACGGAAGTCAACGCTTTCATCGGTGGTAAGTCGGCTGCTCTGTATTATCGCCCGCGTGCTGCTGGTCTGATGGTTCCTTCGGCTGGTTATACCTTCACTTGGAACGAACTGAACAATGCTTCGGGTTATGGTATTGACATTCGTTCGTATACTGGTGACTTCCTGCGTGTGGATGGTATCGCTGAACTGTTGGAAGCTAACATGGCTTATGACCAGAAAGTTGTTTCGACCGATCTGGGTGCTTTTGTTGCAACGGTTATCGCCTAATTAAATAAAGGAGGGGGATTATGTCCCGACACATTGTTCCCCTCTTTGACCAAAATCGTCAGTTGTTTATCAAGATTGAAGTCTTGCAATCGGCTGACACCTTTTGGTTGAGAGGGCAAGAATATCGCTGGAAAGACCTTGAAATTCCAGTCGAGAAAGTTAAACAACTCTACGATGCAGGTTATATCTACCACAACGAAGAGTTGGAAACTAAAACTGAAAAGAAAGTAATTGTTGGTGATGGTCTTGAAGATTTGACTATTGAACAATTGACTATTCTAGTTGAGAATATCAACGCAAAGATTAAAGATGGCACCCCTAAGTGTCAATTCAGTAAGATCAAATATAAACAGGTTGGTCATATCCGTTCTTGGCGAACTAATTATGGTCATCTTGAATAACTAATAAAGGAGACGGCTTTGTCTTGGAGTTATAATCCCTCTGACTTAGTTACAACTACACCTTCAGGCCGTCTCAATTCTGTGCGTCTTTTGATTGGTGATACTGATACTACAGATCAGATTATGCAAGATGAAGAGATTGTCTTTGCTCTTGCTCAAACCAATAACAACATTTACTATGCTGGGTCTTGGGCCTGCCATATGATTGCCTCTAAGTATTCTCGTTTGGTTGATACCAGACTTGAAGGTGCAGGCGAAACCAAATACAGTGATATGGCTGCAAAGTATATCACTATGAGTGATCATCTGAATGATCTGGGTAAACGAACCAATGGTAAGTCTTTGGGTATCTCTGCTGGTGGTATTAAAGTAGCAGATATGCTTGTTGCAGAACAAGACACTACCCGTGTTCAGCCTAGGGTCACTATTAAACAGTTTGATAATCCTCGTGCATTGAATGATATACCGGATTACTTCAATGGCATTTAATACTGCACCCATTAACTATTTTATTAAACATCATGGGTCAGTTGTAACTGTTAGGTCTAGGGCCACAGGAAGCTACAATAGTGCTACTGGTGTTGCTTCTACAACCTATACAGATTACTCTGCCTATGGGTATTCATCTACAACTGTTCCTTCTGAGCTAACTGCAAACTCTGTTGTCAAGAATAGTAAAACAGTCTTGTTGACTAACTACCAAACAAATGGTGTAGCACTTCCTATCCCTAAAGTCAATGATCAAATCATTATTGGGGGTAACACTGTAAACGTAGTTCATGTTCATGTTGTTAAGTCAAACACTACAGTTATCTATTACGCCCTTAAAACGGATGGTTGATTATGGCTAATCGGGCAATAGGTAATAATCTTAGTGACATCTTGAAAAGAGTTGAGCTAAAATTAGACGGTGTTAGAGATGCTTTTCTAACAGAAATGGCTAAAGATATCACTGATATGTCCCCTGTTGATACTGGTGACTATGTAATGTCTCATAGTATTGGAACGCAATCTATTGCAGGCAGGTTTACTGGTAATATCCGGTCTATCGGTGAAGGTGGACAAGACGTAAACTTGTTCAGAGAAACAGCTTACAATGGCCTTGTTTACCAAATTGAAGCTATTCCTAAAGAAGCCTCACATATCTTTGTGGGTAACTCTGCACCTCATGCTAAGATCGTAGAAGATGGTGGAGCCAACTGGCGTAGGGATGGCTACAAAATCTACACTGTTGCAAGAAACAGAGCAAGCATTTACTTAGCTGCTGCTGTAGCTAAAGTCAAGGGGATGACATGAGCATTATCAATGATATTAGGGCATGTCTTGACACGCATCTTGCAGGCACCTCAGGTATCCCTGTAATAGCCCCTCAGAACGTCCCATACGAGCACCTAGCAGGCACTCCATACATTAAGGCTACCCTCATACCTACTTCTCGTAGACCCGCTGTGCGTGGCTTAAATCCTAGTCAGCGCTATGAGGGGATTTACTCACTTCTAGTCTGTGTCCCAGAAGCTAATGGTGCTGGTGCAGGTTATGATATTGCAGATGATCTACTTACCCGATTCAACTCTACCACGGACATTACCTATAACGGTTTGACGATTACAGTTGATTTCTCCGAGGTCAGGACAAGTTTCCTTGACTCCCCCTTCTATTGCACACCAGTTAATGTAAACTGGTATGTATACCACTGATAAAGGAAACTAAAAATGGCATTCTCGCAAGGTTCTCGTGCTGGTCTATCTATTCAAGCAGAGACTACTTACGGTGTAGCACCTGTTACTCCTACCCTTATTCAACT